TTAAGAAATATGACATGGCCGATTTGTTGCAACTTGAAAGTAAGCTCAAGGCTGAAGTGAAGCGTGAGCAAATGGCGGACCTGATCGCCAACGGTCTTGGCAATCCCCACAATCTGTTCGTGAGGTTCTGATGGGATTGCGTACTCGGCTGTTTCGGGCGATGGGTTTTGAGCCATTGCGGCCGCAGCGCCGGGCGTATCAAGGCGCACGGGTCAGCCGGTTGACTGCTGACTGGGTGACCAGCGGCACTAGCGCCGACAGCGAGATCAAGTCAAGCTTCAAGGCACTGCGCAATCGTGCGCGCCAATTGGTGCGTGACAACGATTATGCAAGGCAAGCGGTTCGCGCGATCCAGAACAATGTGATCGGCCATGGCATCCGGCATCAAGGCCAGATCAGGATGCTGAATGGGTCACGCCTTGATGAGGCGATCAATGGTCAAGTGCATGAGCAGTGGGAGCGGTGGATGCACAAAAGCCGCTGTGATGTCAGCGGGATGCTTGGCTTCCATGACATGGAGCGCTTGCTGGCGCGCAGCATGGCGGAGTCGGGTGAGGTGTTCATCAGGATGATCCGCCAGCCGTTTGGCGACAGCCGGGTTCCATTTGCATTGCAGGTGCTTGAGGCTGACTATCTGATTGATGACGATGTGCCACAGGCGGCTGATGGCAACACGGTGCGAATGGGCATCGAGGTGGATGGATACTTGCGACCACAGGCTTACCACTTCTATGCCAACCACCCTGGCGACACATACGCTGGCAACCCACGCACCAATGGCCGCCAGATCCGCGTGCCGGCTAATGAGGTGATCCATCTGTTCCTGCCAGAGCGGCCAGGACAGACGAGAGGCGTGACATGGTTTGCATCAGCACTGATGCGTCTGCACATGCTGCAAGGCTATGAAGAAGCCGAGGTGGTACGGGCACGGGCCAGCAGCGCCTTGATGGGATTTATCCAATCACCTGAGGGTGAGCTGGTTGGTGATGAGATCTATGAAGGCCAGCGGGTCAGCGAGTTCACGCCGGGCGTGTTCAAGTATCTGGCACCAGGCGAGAGCGTAACGGTCCCTGATTTGAACGCACCTGATGGCCAGCTTGAACCGTTCACCCGCTCGATGCTGCGGGCTGTGGCTGCTGGTGTTGGCGTCAGCTTTGAGAGCATCAGCAAGAACTTCAGCGAGAGCAACTACAGCAGCAGCCGGTTGAGCTTGCTTGAAGAACGTGACACTTACCGGGTGTTGCAGCGGTACATGATTGAGAACTTCCATCAGCCAGTCTTTGAGGCATGGCTTGAGATGGCAGTGCTGAGCGGTGCGTTAAGGCTGCCGGGTTACGAAACCAACCCTGACCGTTACCGGGCCAGCAAGTGGGTGCCCCGCAGTTGGGAATGGGTTGATCCGCAGCGTGAAGTGGACGCTTACAAATCGGCTGTTAGGTGCGGATTCAAAACGCTGGCGCAAGTGATCAGCGAACAGGGTGGCGACTTAGACGATGTGCTGATGCAGCGTCAGACAGAGCTGGCCAAGCTTGATGAGTTTGGCATTGTTCTCGATACCGATCCAAGCGAAGTAAGCAGTGCAGGCTTGACGCAAGTCAGACCAGCCGGATCAATTGATCCTTTTGGTGACACCGAATCAGCAACGGAAGAAGAAGAGTACGAGGAGCTGTCGGTGCTAGAGGATCCGCTGGAGGATGCAGAAGACTGATGACTGATTGCAATACCGATAGAATCAAAACACTACAAGACAGAAGCGCTATGCAAATAGAGCGCCCCGATCCTGATCATGAGCTTGATGCGCTCAAGCTTGAGGAGCCAACTGGTGATGATGAAGCACGTACCCTAACGGGCAAATATCAGCGCGCTGAACTCACCACTTTTGACGAAGTGGAAGATCGCACGTATGAGTTTCCGTTTAGCTCTGAGTTCCCTGTCTCCCGTTATTTCGGCAACGAGATCTTGAGCCATGAGGCCAATGCGGCCGACCTTAGCCGTCTGAACGATGGCGCCCCCCTACTGTTCAATCACAACCCAGACCGTGTGATCGGTGTGGTTGAAGGCGCCAGAATTGACGAGAGATTACGTCGTGGTTACGCACGTGTGCGGTTCAGCCGCAATGCCTTTGCTCAGGAGATCCTGGGTGATGTGAAGGACGGCGTTCTTCGGAATGTCTCCTTCGGCTACTCTATTGACAAAATGGAGGAGCGCGGCAGTGGCGACTTTGTTGCTACTGCCTGGGCACCTTATGAGGTGTCAATCGTCAGCGTTCCTGCTGACAAAACCGTGGGCATTGGCCGTGCGTTAACGCCCACAGAACCCGCTGCTTCGGCAGCACCATCCCCTGATCCCCTTCCTTCAATGGAATCCACCACACCTGATCTGGCCGTGGTGCGGGCCGAAGCCGCCGAGGCTGAGCGCACCCGCATTGCTGAGATCTCTGCCCTGTGCGACAAGCACAAGATGGGCGAGATGGGCCGCCAGCTGGTCGAGTCTGGTCGTTCAATCGACGAAGCTCGGGCTGCTGTTCTCGACAAAATGAACATCCCCCAAGAGCCTGTCACCATGAGCGCTGCCGAAATCGGCCTTAGCGAAAAGGAAAGCCGTAGCTTCTCCTTCTTGCGTGCCATTAACTATCTGTCCAACCCAACCGATCGCGCTGCCCGTGAGGCTGCCGCATTTGAGATCGAGGCATCTGACGCCGCTGCTGCAAAGCTTGGCCGTCAAAGCCGCGGCATCACCATTCCTCAGGAAGTGTTGCGCCGCGACCTGAACGTTGGAGCTGCTACTGCTGGCGGCAACCTTGTTCAAACGGTGCTTGACTCTGGCAGCTTTATTGATCTGCTGCGCAATGCTTCGGCACTGGATCAAGCTGGCGCCACCGTGCTGACCGGCCTGACTGGCAACGTTGCAATTCCGCGCCAGAGTGGCGCCGCTACCGCTTACTGGGTGGCTGAGTCCGGTTCTCCTACTGAGTCCCAGCAGACCGTCGATCAGGTCAGCCTGGTGCCCCGCACCGTTGCTGCCTTCACCGACTTCAGCCGTCGCTTGATGGTCCAGTCTTCCATTGACGTGGAGAACATGGTCCGCAACGATCTGGCTCAAGTGCTTGCACTGAAGATCGACGCAGCTGGTCTTTACGGCACTGGTTCCAATAGCGAGCCTTTGGGTCTTAAGAACACCACCGGCATTGCTACCGAAGACTTTGCCGCTGATGCTCCCACTTTTGCGGAAGTGGTTGCTATGGAATCCGACGTCGCTACTGCCAACGCTCTGTTGGGTTCACCTGTTTACCTGATGAACGCCGCCATGCGCGGCAACCTGAAGACCACCAAGAAGGACGCCGGCTCCGGCATCTTCATCATGGAGAACGGTGAAGTCAACGGTTACACGGGTGTGCTGTCCAACCAAGTTGCTTCTGGCGATCTGTGGTTTGGCAACTTTGCCGACCTGATCATCGGTTACTTCTCCGGCCTGGATCTGATGGTGGACCCTTACACCCACAGCACCAGCGGCACCGTGCGGGTTATTGCGATGCAGGATTGCGACATTGCGATTCGTCATCCTGAATCCTTCTGCCGCGGTAACAACACACTCTGATGTTGATCCAGGTCCTACGGCAAACAATGCTTGCGGGCCAGGTGGTTCGTGTTGGGGATGTCATTGAGGCATCCCCAACCGACGCCAAGTTCCTGATCGGCATTGGTAAAGCTGCGCAAGTTACCGAGGCTCCGGTTAAAGAGCCAATTAAGACCACACCTACAACCTCCAGACGGAGGAAACCACAATGACCGTCTTTAACCTTGGGACCAAGACAACCCAGCTCGCCCTGCTGCCTACTGCCGTTGGTGCTTCCACCACGACTGGTAGCGCTGTTGATCTGGCTGGCTACGAAGGCGACATGGTCGTTCTTCTTGATGCCGCTGCTGGTGGCGCCAGCATCACCTTTGCTGTGAAGCTGACTCATTCCGACACATCTGGTGGCACTTACACCGATGTGACCGGCGGTGCTTTTACGACCACAACCGCCAACACTGCTTCCCGCCAGAAGCTGTACGTCAATGTCACGGACATTAAGCGTTTCGTAAAAGTTTCGCTGACTGTCGCTGGTGGCACTGGTACAGGCGCTCTGTCCGTTCAAGGCTTGGCTTCTGCCAAATACGCCTAATGGCAATTACGGAAGATCTGGACATCTTCCTGGCAGACTTTGGCGTCAGCTGCACAGCTGGCGCCATTACTGCTAATGGGATCTTTGACATGCCTAGCCAAATCCTGAGC